GATGCCGGCATCCTTCGCCGTGACTTGCTGTGTGGCGGTGCCGCCGGCCGCCGTTGACGCGGTGTTGTCCACGGTCGGCCCGGTCCAGGTCGCCGTGTGATCTTCCGGGGCCTGGATGATGACGCCGCCGGCCTGCAGTGCGCCGCTGATGGTGTAGGTGACGTTCGCTTTCGTCAGTGCGCCGTTGCTGGCCTGGACGTCGTACCCGGTCGTCAGGGTACCCGTCGCCGTGAACAGCGTGACGCCGTTCGGTGACCAGGTCAGCGTGCGCGCCGGCAGTGGCATCGCCGCCATTAGCTGGTGCATGCCGTTCAGGGCCGTGTCGAAGTACGCGCCGTCCTGTGTGACCGTGGCCCGGCGGATCCCGGTCGGCGTCGATTCGATCCAGCTGTCACCCAGGCCGGTCGTATCTTCCTGTAAGAGTTCCGGCTTCCAGGTGAACCCTTTGACCTTTGCGCCGAGTAGGCTGGTGCCGTTCAAGGTCAGCAGCGTGAACTGTGCCGATCCCGCTTTCATCGCTGTTCCCTTTCCGGCGTGATCGTCCGTTCCGTGAAGTCGTACCCGCACTGGCCGCAGACGTCATGCACGCGCCGGCCGAATCCGGCGGACGGGACCCGGATGGACGGTGACGCCTGGCACCGCGGACACCGCTGGTCACCAGGCCGGCGGATCGGACGGCCGTCCGCGTCGACGATGGCCGACGCCGGATCGACTGGCTTGTCGGTCGTCATGCCGCCGCTTCCTCCACATACAGCCGGGATTCGGCCACCAGTTCGCGGACGGCCAGGCCGTTCAACAATTCAAACGGCAGGGCGATCGTCGCGTCGTGCGGCCAGTACCACGATGACCAGCCGGCGATCGGCAGCTGGCCGGACCGTTCGGCCTGGCGCATCAGGCGGATCGCTTCCTGGACGATGCGTTGCGATTCCTGCATCCCGCGATCGGTACTGAAGACGTGGATCCGGACGTCAATTTCGTACTGCCACGGTCCCGCGCCGAGTCCGTCCTGTTTGCGTTCGGCCGCCAGTTCGTACCAGACGAACGGGAACGGGTACGGGGTCTGGTTCCCGGTGACCACGGGTTGGTCATGCACGCCGCCGACCGCACCCGCGCCGATCGGATCCGGGGCGGTGAGCGTCGGTACGTTCAGGACCTTGAACACCGCGTCCGCAACGTCAACCAGGGCAGAGTGGGCCATCAGGCCAGCTCCCCGCATTCGAGCACCAGGAAGCGTCTGGAGTACGACGGTTCGGGATGCGGGTACACGCCGAACACTTCCAGGATGCGATCGGCCGTTTCCTGGTAGCGCGTCCACCGCAGTTTCATCGTCGGCGTCAGGCCGGTCCGATAGTGGACGACGGCCCGGTACGTCACCGTCGCGGCCACGGCGGAGACGGCCAGGCGTTCGGCGGCCGACAGGGGCTGAATCCACGCGAGCGCCTGGCCGGCGTCATAGAGCGTGTCCGGCTGGCCGCCCTGGCTGTCGGACGTGAACGTCACCGTAATCGTCCCTGTCGCCGGTGACGCCAGGCCCGGCGGCACCTCATAGCTGAAGGTCGTCGGGCCGGTGACGGTGACTTGCCGGGATGTCGTGTTGTACCCGACAGGGATCGCGCCACGCACGGCCGCGTAGTCGCCCGACGTCAGGCCGTGCGGCGTCCCCGTCACGCCCGAGGCCATCCCTCCCAGCGATGTCAACGACGTGACGGAGACGTCCGGCGGCGTCGATGACAAAAACGTCACCGGTTCGATCAGCCGCCCGATCGGAATATCGCGTGCCATCAGGCCAACACCTGACTGCGCCAGCGCCGCAACTTGCCGCGCACCGACGGCGTCGGGAATCCGTCCCAGGGTGACGGCGTCCGGGCCGTTCCCCGGTCCGTGTCGCCGCGATCGGTATACAGGTCGGTCAGGACATCCAGGATGGCCGATCGCACTTCCAGCGGCACCGTGGCGGCATCCCAGGGGATGTCTGGTGCCTTGTCGCAATAGTCCAGGACCAGGGCCGTCGCTTCGTCCAGCTTCATCTGCACGAACGCGTCCTGATCGCTGTGCGTGATGGACAGCTGGTCCTTGCCCTGTGCGAGTGTCACCAGCGCGGCCATCAGCGCGTCACCGCTTCTTCTTCGTCGACCAGGTCGTCTTCGTCGTCTGGCGGCGGCGGCACGGCCGGGCGAACCGTGGCCGATGGCTGAGACAGCGGATTCGTCCGGTCCCGTGCCGCCAGCGCCGCCAGCGAATAGTTCTGCTGTTGCATGTACGCCGTGTCGCCGCCGGTCAGCGGCCCGTACCCGAAGTACTTCCTTCTGGCTTCGTTCGGCGTCAGCGTGGCCGATCCGATCGCATCGCCGGCCGCCTTCGTCCGCGTGGCCGTGTCCATCCAGTACAGGTCATCGACGTTGAATTCCGTGCCGAGCGGGTACAGGTCCAGTCCTTCGTCGAGCGATAGTTCGATCGCCGTCATCAGCGCCTGCAAGCACTGGCTGTAGTACTGCTGGACCAGCTGCTCACTGTTGCCATACGGCGCGGCGTGGCTGGAATCAATCAGCGCGGCCGGGACCTTGAAACAGCCGCAGATCGTTTCCGTGGACCACTTCAGCTGTTCGACCAGTTGCGAGTCGACGGCCGATGCCCCGGCCGGCGCATACGTCACGCCGCCGGTGACAATCGCGATCTTCCCCGTGTTGATGCCGCTGTGCTTGGCGTACCAGCTGGCCGCCAGCGCGTCGGCGTCTTCCTGTTCGATCGCGGCCGGCACCGTCAGTACCCCGGACGGCCGGGCCCCGTTGGCAAAGAACGAGGCCGAACTGTCCTGGATACTGATCGCCTGCAGCGCCGCCGTGGCGCACGCGTAGATCGGACTGACGCCGACCAGAGGGTGGAACAGCGGGACCATCAGATCGTGAATGACTTCGCGCGCCGGCACCACGAAGCGATCCGCGCCGCTTTGTTCGGTCGTCAGGCCGGCGAGTTCGTGACGCTGGATTTCGTAATAGATGGCCCCGTCCGGTGCAATGAGCGGCGTGACCTTCGCCGGATCCAGCGGGTACAGGGCGATGACCACGCCGCGCTGGTCGCGTTGCTTCAGGATGAACGCGTTGCCGTGCAGCAGCTTGGACGATAACCACGCCTCGAGGAACTTCTGGATCGTCTGGTAGCGGTTTGGCTTGCGTAGGACCGGTGTATACGCCGGGTTCGACGTCGGGACCCACACATCCGGATCGACCTGTTCGACCAGGCGCAGCTGGCACTTCCCGATCGTTTCTGCGATCAGCGTGGCACAGCTAAAGATCGTGGGATTGCGGATCGCCGTGTCGCCGGACAGTTCGACATTGTGCTGCCAGGCCCCGCTATACGACTCCCGTACCGTGGGCCAGAAGCCGCGACTGGAGCGCACCGGCGAGAGTCCCGCCGGTGCTTTGCTCAGTCGCAGTTCATAGCCAGCGATCGCGACTTTCATCGCCTATTCGCCGTTGGACTTTTTCGCCTTCGGTGCGTCGGATTCCCGCAGCATCGTCCCCGCCGGGATCGCGTAGGCCGTGCCGCTCACGTACCGCGCCGCCGCCGCATACGCCTTCAGCCAGGTGATGAACCACTCCGCGCGGAGTCCCACGCAGTTGTTCTGCCATAGCGACACGAACACAGTCGTGGCGTCCGCCGGATCCATCGGCGCATCGCTCATCTGCAGGGACGCTTCACGGCTGACGTCGATCGTGATGCCGCCGTCATCGGCCAGCAGGATCAGTTCCGGGACCAGGGCGACGACGTTTGTGCCGACCGCGCCGCTGGTCACGATCTTCATGCCGTTGACCGTGCCGCCGGCCGCGGTCAGGTCCGGGAACATCGGCGCGCCGATCGCGTTCTTCTGGAACGACAGGATCAACGCGTTGTTCGGCGACATGATGTACGTCAGGTTCTGGATCGGCATGTTCGCCGTCGTGAACGCGTTCGCCAGCGCGACCAGGTCGGCGAACGGCCCGACCGATGTGATCGGCGTGGTGCCGTTGGTGACCGATGCCGGCGAGACGTTCGCCACGGCCGCCTTCGACGGATCGGTGAACGCCAGGTCGACGAACGCCGTGATCCCCGCGATCATGTCGGCGCGGACCAGATCCTCTGCCGATGGACTCGACAGCCGCGCCAGTTCTTCGGTGATGACGATGATGCCGGCCGTCTTGTGGGCCGGCACCGTCAGTGAACTGAATTGCAGTTTGGTGACCGGCTTGGGTTTCTGTTCCCCGACCCATCCGTACGTCCCGCCGGCCGTTTGCGACGGGACCTTCGTGTTGAACGGGACCTTACGAAGTCCCAGCTTGCCGATCGCCGTGGCCGGGCGCAGCAAGGCGCCGAATTCATCAATGACCCGAGGCTGCACCAGCGGTGCGGCCCACGCGGCGTCGGTTGTGGTGCCGGGTGCCACGGCCGCCTTGAGGAACATTGCGACTTCCGGCATGTCCGGCCAGCGTTGTTCGGCGTACATCGCCGCTTCGTGATCGTTGCCATGCTTGACGACCCGCGCGCACGCGGCCCGGATGAACGCGCTGCCAGGCGGTGTGGTCGGCGTGACGCGGATCGCGCTGTACGCCTTCGGGGCTGTCGGGACAGCGGCGGCCGTGAGCGGTACGGCGGACGACTTGTTCACGTTTTCCAATTCCTTCAGACGCGTGACGTGGCCGTCGATCGCCTGCACACGGCCGGCGAGGTCGTCGTATTCCTTTTGCTGGATTTCGGTCAGGGTCTTCTCTGGCGAGAACATCTCCGACATGCGCGATGTCAGCGGCGCGCGTTCCCCGGTCCAGTGCGTGATCTGTTCTTGAATGGTCGCCATAGGTTTATCCACTGTCGCGGTCGCGGCTTTGAAGTTCGTGATCGTGGCGTCGGCATTCGCCGGCACGGTGACGAGAGACAGTTCCAGGAATTCCGTCTTGAGGAAATTGCAGCCGCCGAACGTGTTCGGCGTGATCGCGTCCCGCATGGCGCGGTACCCCGGCGACACGGCCTTGAACAGCCGCGCCTTAATCGCTTGCCACGCGCCGTCCACGCGGTCCTTCAGCGGACCCGGTTCGGCAATGGTCGGCAGTGTGGCCGTGAACGGGATGCCGGCTGCGGTCGGCTGGCCGAAGACGACTTCCCCGATCGGCAAGTTCTTGTCGTGGCTCAGCAGCAACGGGACGGGATTGGTGAACGTCGCACCCAGGGGATCGATGACATCGCCCGATCGGTCGGGACGCGGCGTCGTGGCGATGCCGGTGATGATGCGCTGGTCAGCCGCGTCCGCTTTGACTTCGAAGTCGGTCAGATCGCCGGTGCGGTCGGTCGTCACCGTGCATGACGGTACCGGGACGGGTCGTTAATGTCGTGTTTGTGTCCCGCAACCGGACCGGGCCGGACGGGCCGTCACCGATTCGTCACCGGCGGCCAGGACGTCTGAGACGGTCGGGCAGTCCGCGAAATACGCCTTCACCAGCGCCAGAAACGTCACGCCCACGGTTCGCATCGGCGGTGAGGGAAACGGCGAGCGCAGCGCGACTTGCACCAGGCCGGCCAGGCTGACCAGGACGACCGGCGGCGCATCGAACACGAACGAGGTACCCGTGTCGCCCTTGCGATCGAATTCCTCCGCCAGCTGCGCCAGGATGGCCGCGTCATCATCGAAGTCCGTCACCGGCCTGAACCTTTGAGTGTCGCCACGCGGACGGCCTGGCGAATGAATTCGGGAACACTCAGGCGTTGCCGGCGTGCCTCCGCATAGCTTTTATCGTACAGCCGCGCTGGGAGTTTCACATGCACGCTGACCGACGGGGCGGGATCGTTGGGATCGACCGGCGGCCGGCCGCCTCTGTTCGGCGTCGATGTCATGGCGGGGCTCCGTACGTGAAGACGCGATAGGACGGCGGCGGCGTCGGCGCGTGGCGTTCCATCATGTCGATCGCGATGATCAGCGCCACGACGCCGTCAAT